GTCATGTTATCTTCAATCCTAGAGATCTTAGCCTGGGTATCCCACTTGCCGTATACATTGGTTGAGTTAGGGTAACCATTTTCTAGGCGAACAAAGTTCCTACTCTTGTCCTTAGAGAAGACGTTATCAATAGAGGGGGACATTCTTAGCTCTCTCTGCGTGATCCCAGAGGGTTCATAGACTGTAACCTTAGACTTAGAGTTGTGGATGTTGTACTCGAACCTGTTGGTTGGATAAACCACAATGTACCAAGGGATTTGTCTAGTGAGCAGGGGGACTTTCTTATTAGTCTTAGCTGCATCGAAAAGGATATCATCCTGTGTGTACTCCATAGCACTAGTGCTTTCAATATAATCTAGGATCCTATCGTCATCATCCAGGATGAGTGTCTTACTATTCGCCTTGTACTTAATGTAATCATTGATAGAGCTTAGGCCAGCAGAGGTAGTACTATCCATCAGTTCGTATCTAGCAGTAGTAGTTTTTACCAAATTAGATACGTTATTGGCACCTAAACTTGGTACTGTTTGTAGGGAGCTAAGTACACAGCTTAGAACATAATAATCTTGCCTGGGTGAACTCAGAGAGTAGTTGAACTCTAGCTCATCGGAGGACATAGAGCTTACGCTTAGGGTACTCTTACCATCAGACCCTAGTAGCTTCAGAGCACGTTGCCTGGTTGCTGAGTCCATTAGGAATGCATGATCCTTCTCTGAATTAGTATACAGTTGTACAGGACTACCATTAACCACACAAGTAATGAAGTCTCCATCCTCAATACGGAGGGTCTTTCTTGCTAGGAAGAAATCAGTGTCACCTACATAGTATTTTACGATGACTCCACTCACTTCAATAGGAATGTGTTTTGCGATATCGGTAGAAAGGATCTTCCAATTAGGAAGTACATTGCTAGCGAACCCCTTAGCTTTGCTTGGGTCTAGGGGGAGGTAAGACCTCTCGATTAATGAGAGAGCGGCCATCTCATTGACTGTAGTATTACTACTTGAGCGGATAACGAGCGGCTGTCGTTTCCTACCCTTATCAGATAGCTTGACAAGGTACTCGTTGCGTATGCTACCGAGGGTGCCGTCTACAATCCTACTCCCCACCATCCTAGCGATATCGTAATCGGTTAGGCGATCTCCTCCTACTCTCCTGATGTCTTTACAGGTAGCATAGAATTGGGGGTCTAGACTGTGAAGAATGTTGTCGGTTGTAATATCAAATACAGGACGACTATCCCAATCCTTCCAGAACTTATTGTTCTTCAGAATGTATTGGATGCTTTCATGGATGTAGTCTCCTAGGATACCAGAGTGCCCTACGTCATTACGGACAAACTTATTACTGAAGCTACCTCCCTGGATAGCGATGTCTTGATCGTAAATACCGCTAGGTCTCTTCCTAGCAAAGTACTCTTGTACTCTAGGGTCGTTGAGGTTTAACTCGTTCTGAGAGGAGTCGTACCCAGCACCGAAAGCCCCCAAGCCTTCCTGGTAACCACCACCCTCAGTGTCTCTGATAGGAGGGTTATTCCCACCTGTGGAACCTCCTTCGGTGCTCCCTCCTACAATACCACCTTGGTTTCCACCAAAGGTTATGCCTCCACCAGTATTACCCCCTGGTGTGCCAATGGTTCCGGTTTCTCCTAATCCTCCAGAGGTAAGAGGACCATCATCAGTTACAAGAATGCCTCCTGCACCTCCTTGGTTACCTCCTGGAGTAATGCCGTTATCACCAGAGCCCCCACCTCCAGGGGTTCCAGGAATACCCTCACCGATACCTCCTGAAATTAGGGGTCCATCATCAGTTACAATGATACCTCCAAAGCCAGTCTGAAGACCACCAGGGTTAATACCACCTCCACCAGGCTTAGGATCGGGTACTAGTCCACCACTAATCCCACCTTGATTTCCTCCAGGGCTAGTTCCTCCTCCACCAGGAGGGGGATCAGGTACTAATCCACCACCGATACCGCCTTGATTTCCTCCAGGGCTAATTCCTCCTCCTGGGGGTGGATCAGGTACTAATCCACCACCGATACCGCCTTGATTTCCTCCAGGGTTAATACCACCTCCACCAGGAGGGGGATCAGGTACTAATCCACCACCGATACCGCCTTGATTGCCTGGGCGAGAGATAGTGGGGCCAGGATCAGGGATGATTAGAACTCCAGGGTCAATCTCTCCTTGTGGACCAGGCTGACCTCCCGGTCCTCCACCACCTCCACCAGCGGGGCCAGGGGGAATACCTGTTTGTGGGCCAGGTACAACTCCGGGGGGAGGAACATGTGGTGGGGGTAGAGGGCCTCCTGGGATACCTGTTTGGGGTCCACCGGGCTGATCCGGTCCCGGACCAGGAGGTTCTGTGTCAATTGGTCCTGGGGGAATGTCTTCTATATCTCTAGGGACAAAGTATCTAAGACAAATTTCGGGGCAATCACCACCGCAAGCTCCGTTCTTTTTACAATTCCCACCCTGAGTTCCTTCTACCGTAATGTTCCTAGCTCCCTGAGAACCTACAGCGGTAGCGTAATCATCTACTGAGGTATCAGGAGGTACATCTTCATTAGCAGGGAAAGACTCACACTTCTGTTCCCAACATACTTTATAGTACTTACCCAGTCCATTAGCATCCCCACCTGTTGAAGAGTTTACTTCTACGGTTGGAGGATTTTGGACCCTACAGATACACTTGTCAGTTGAGCCTGGTACTGCTGGGCCTTGTGGTCCTGGGGAGATTGGTCCTGGACCTGGGGGAGGAGGTGCTGGCCCTGAGGGAATACCTGTTTGTGGGCCAGGCACTCCTGGGCCTGGTGGTGGTGGAGGGTCACTAGGCTTGGGTACAGGATCAGGGCCAGGTTGAATTGGGGGACCACCACCATCGTCTACTGGCCTAGCAGTCCAAGTAGGAACATCGACATCATCGTCGGGTACTAATACATCATCACCATTAGGGTCATAATCGGGGAAATTATTTGGCCCTAATCCTGGTAAGAAGTCTCCGCAATCAAACGTAATCCCATCAGGCATTAGCTACTCTTCAGTGAAATAGTGGGGTTGGTACTATTAAGGTTTCCGTAGAAGTAGGTAGCGGTGTTAACAGGAATACCTGTAATACTCCACATAATAGAGGGGTAAGTACACTTTCCTATTCGTGGGTTTCCAACATAGCCTGCTCCAGCACCTTCACCGATTGGATCTGTGTTAGCATTTAGGATATCAGATACCGGGACAACAAACGAACTGAATCTTTCACCCGCTCTGTCTGATACGTTGAGGACAGAGGTTGTCTTCTTCTTCTTTCCTGATGTGGTGAAGGAGAGGGAGTGGGGAGCAGGGAACCTAGGAGTTTGTGAACTACCAGCAGCGTTGTTGTCGTTAGCCGAGAAAGCAATATAGATAGTGAACTCATCGAAACCTTTTTCTACCCACCAACCATGATAGGAAGCAGCTTGTTGCTGACTCTGAACTTGAGGTAGGCAGTTAACGAAGTTGACATCAACCTTATAATCTCCTAGCCACGGTACTGCCTGACGATTAAACTTAATGCGCTTGGCAACGTAGTGGAAGTTTACTCTTGAGACATTAGCCCCAGCGTTAAGTTCGTTGTTGTCGAAGTTCTGTAGTCTTCCAGGGGAACCACCACCTTCAGTAGTACCGTTTTCGAATACCATCTGACTGTAGCTACCTGCTACGATAGAAGGATCTTGACCTGTGCCATTCTTAGCAGAGAAGAATGTGTTAATGTAATCATTAGGGTAGAGACCCTTATCGCCAACGTCCTGCTGGATACACCACTGAGCTAAGTCCCAGTCTGGGTAGGAGGGAATGGTAACCTGTGCTCCATTACTTCCAATACCATACTTACCTAGAACGTACTGCCTAATAGCCTGTACATCGGCTCCTAGGATACCATCAGGGTTATTTACGTCAGCATCGTCAGCGCCGAACTGAGTTTGGTAGTAGTCGAACAGTGTCCCCTCAGGCCCAAAGTTCCAACCACCAAAGACATAGCCAGCAGCCAAGGTTGTCATCTCGTCCTCAGGACCAGTCTGATCTGCTACCGCATTAATCTTGTTGTTGAAGTAATCATATAGCCTCTTGCTTTCGTAGTCTAGCTGAGACTTTCCGACAGCAGGATTAGCTAGGGATAGCTGTGGCATTGCACCACCGATACCAGCCCTCTCGTTGTATGCTAGCTCCGCTGTTCTAAAGAAGGGACGAATATCAACTACGTCTGTGCTAAGGATAGGGATAGCACCACTTGTTAGTTCACTACCAGTACTCTTTACCCAAACGTAGGCCACAGGTAGAATGGACTGGCCGACTAGTTCAATAGCCTCATCCTCAAGCTTCTCTGAAATGAGTGGAGCGAGGTTGAGGATATCATCGGGGGATGGGAAACTGCCTCTGACATCGTTAGCGATATCGTTAGCTGAAGTAGCAAGGAAGCCCATGTCTGCATTCTCTTGGTCTCCAGGGGAGGCTAGGATCTTGTGCTCATCGGATACCTCAGTTTGGTGTCCGTATTGGAAGTCCTGCTTATCTGAGAGGTTTACTTTAATGCCTGCTCCTCGTACAATACCCAGTTGTGGGCTAGTGATAACAGCCTTACCGGAGGGCTTGAGGATAGTAGTAGAGGAAGCGTCAATAGGCTTGGAGTAAATGAAGACTAGATCAATGCGCTGCTCTACGCCATCGACAGTCTGCTCGTCTCCGAACTCATCAATGTAGTTGAAGTCTGCTGCATCGAAAGCAGGAACCTCAATTGAAATCTCATCAGGTACATCAACGATGGCTAGACGAGAGACGCCTCTCCACTTGTTAATGAAGTAAGCCTCCGTTAGAGGAAACTTAGCCCAACCATTGTTAGGATTTGTAGTTTCAAAGGAAGGGAGAGCATAGCTCTGAGCACTATTACCAACACTCTTAGCCCAAGTAATAGCTTGAGAAATTACTGCGGGTACATTACTTACTCCGTTACCTGGGTTGTTACTAGAGCTATACTTGACGTAGCCTACAGTACTATCCAGGTTAACACCATCCGAGTCTACTGGAGTGTCTACATTAACGATAGGCCAAGTGAAGGCTCTGCCTACAAGACCCGTCATACCTAGAGCATCCTGAGAGAGAGAGCTTTTGAATCTATCTAGAGACTCTGACAGTAGGGTGTTATAGGAGGGAACGGTTCCCGCAGGAAAGGTTCCGGTATTGGCGGTGGCAGCAGCCCAAGCATCTACATCACCTAGAGCTTCGCCCATTACCTTCTGAAGATAGCCAAGAGGATCTTTGGTAGCTGCATCATTGATACGAGCAGAGTAACGACCAGGCTTTACTCTAACCTTTCTATCTCCTCCTGTAGCATAGGGCTTGAGTTCATCAATGTCCCCACGCTTTACTCCTGTGAATTTTATAGCGGTCTTTCTGACCTGATCCTTAAGCCATTGGCAGTTCTCCTGTAGCTGCTTAAGAGGAATGTTGTCTACCTCAAAGTAGTAAGGATCGTTAGCCTTAAAGAATCTAATAGGGTCAGAGAACCTATACGAGCTATCTTCAAATTGTTGTTCAGCCATTAGTTATCTCTCCGAAGATCGAAAATGTTTGCGGACTTGAATCCAACCGTATGATCTCTGTCCCCTTGGTAAGCTTCTGATCCTCTGTTAGAGGGGCTAGCGTCACCACTATCGTCTTCTCTTGATCTGTATATAGTTACCCTTTTAGGCTTGCCAGAGGTTCCAGTAGAAGCATTCTTAGCGTTCTGGAATGCGTCTGATGCTGATTCATCTAGCATACATTGAAGGGGGTCGTCGTCTAGGAACTCAGAACAGTAATAGAAGCCTGAGGTCCAAAGCTTATCGTAAGAGCCATCACCGTCTGAGTCAATGCTTAGTTTAACTAGGTCTGGGTAGACAGAGCTTACTGAGTTGCCATCATCGAACAGCAGGGCAGAGACGGGTGCCGACATATTATAGCCCTGTGAAAAGATTTGATACGCTGGACCTGTATATCCTGAGAAATCATCTCCTCCTGCGTACTCCCCTTTCCATGCACCGTACTGATAACCACTGAGGTCAACAGCGAGGAATTTAGAGGATGGCTTTGGTGACCAGTAGATTCTGAAGGGACCAGTGTTGGAACCACTTCCATCAAATCCAAAGGGCATAGCAGCGTTAGCACTAACGATAACTCCTGCTCCAGCTAGAGCACTAGGGGTAGCTTCGTTGAAGGCTTCTGTTATTGGATGATATCTCTTGAAGGGAGAGTTGATCGTTGCTCCTACAGGAAGGTTCCAGATACCCACAGCAGAACCAGCACCGAAAGGGTCTAGGACAGATAGGGTTCCAGTATCAGGTGTAGAGGAGGGGGCTCCAGAGGCAGCAACGTATTCCGTATCGTTTGATCCAAGGGTGTTGGAGGAAACGTACATAGCACTTGGTCCGTGATAGGTTGAGTTGCCTGGGTACATTCCACTAACAGATAGGAAGGAGGCGTTCAGCTTTGAGGTGTCCGCTAGGTTCCAAATCATTAGCTGGTGACAGTTATCTCCACTAGCATCGTAGAAGAGACCGTCCATGAATCCACCGTTGTTGCCAGTGGGGAAGTGTACATTGTTTACGTTTACAACACTATCTCCTGCGGCTCTTAGACAAACTCCACCCAACGAAGCAAGTCCTCTAGTAGCTGTGTCTGTTGATCCACCAATGGGATCGTCAGTTACTAGGAAGGTGTTCATGTCGGTAGCAGCAGTAAAGACAGGAAAGTCTGGGACGCTAGCAGCTACTCCACCAGAGATGAGATCATCTAGATCATTCTGAGTAACGATTTTTGAATCAGATGGGTTGGGGAAGAACTGTAGGGAGCCATAAGCGGTAAGTCCACTAGAGGCAAATCCTGTTGAACCCAGGTTGTAGTCTGCCCCAGCAGCCAGGAGGTTAGCTCCTCTTCCTGTACGAGGCCAGTGAAGAGTGTAGGAACCTAGATCCTGTAGGTTGATAACTGAGTTACGGTTAGCTACAAGGCACGCTCTGGTTGAGTGAAGCTCTACGCTAGTGTGGTTAGCTTGGGCACTGAGATCAAAGGCACTTACTTCTAGACCGTATCCTGACCTACTTCTGTGTGGCTCGATATTAATTACTGAGTTGTCTTCAACTAGAGCATCGATACCATACTGAGCGATAACTGTAGGACCGTGAAGGTTTAGTTCCGAACCTCTACCAGCATATAGACCAGCGGCGAACTGTTGCCTGTTATAGGTTCTTGGTCCCCAAACAAAGTTACAACCAGCGGCAGTACCGAATAGGCTAGCTTTGGATCCGTTTACTGCTCTTAGTATTTGCCCGTAGTCAGCAGAATTCCTAACAACAGAATCGTGAGCAACCATCTTAGGGTGGATTAGCTCAATGGTGGACTGATCCTCAACGGAAACGCCGGGAAGGTTATTCCTGTTAGCTCCATCCCAAGTAATAGTTCCGAAAGAACTTAGGAAGAAGCTGTTTCCATATATAGCAGGAAGGTGGTTCTTCCTACGGAAGGTAACTTCACTCTGGTTCCTAAGGAGGATATGTTGTCCGTTCTTACTAAACTCAAACTGTGCTCTAGAGGCTTGACCAGCTTGGGCTGGGCTAACTACTGAATCGAATTCAACACGGGAGTTAGCTGCTCTAAGGGCCTCAGTGTTAGTGAAGTCTACGCAGAGGTTCTCTGTTATAACAGTAGTACCAAGTAGGTCTAGCCCTCTAGCGTTACCATAGAAATCTATTTGTCCTTTGAGATTGATCTGAGAATTGATGGCTTCTAGTCCTGCGCCATAGTTCAGTTCTGATAGGAGTAGTCCCCCTGTTGTCTCATTGATGGCTGAGTCTCTACGGTATCCACCTACTAGCTTGGAGTTCTCCAGTAGGAAGCCTAGGTAGTTACGGGAAGCCATTACAGCTACGTCTACACCAGATGCACCGAAATCAGCGGGGCCATCAAGAGAAAGAATTGGCTGTAGTAGAGCACTAACAGTAACCTCACTGTTGACAGCGTGGAATCCTACCCCTGTCTCCTCTGCTCTAGTAGCACTATCAGTTAACTTGTAGTTTCTGTAGGAACAGGCTGTTCTAGAAAGCGTAACCTTAGAGTTATGGAACTTGAATCCAGCTTCGTTACAGCGCATCGCAGCACAGTTTTCCAAGACAACATCAGAGTTGATAACTGAGATGCCATCATCTACAGAGGTGATGTTTCCATCGACAACGAACCCCCTAATGTAGATGGGACCGTCACAGTTCTTGATGCTAATTTTTCTAGCTACATTGTTATAGACAACTCCCTTGACGCTATCGGAACTTTCTACTTGGCCCCTAGTAGGGTAGTCATTATTGAGTGCATCGTAAGTAGAAGTGTCATAGCTGGGTAAGGTATCATCATTATATGTGGCCCCTCCTGCGGTGTTCTCGTATAGACTCCAATCAAAGATGTTCCCATCTAGAGTACCAACACTATATCCGAAGGCAACTGTACCCCTTCTTAGGGTGTGTTGTGGGTGTGCAAAAGCATAGCCTGTTCCGAATCTAGAATCATCAGTTCCGCTCAGAAGGGATAGTCCTAAGTGAACACAGGAAGCGTTTGTGAAAGTATTGCTTAGATCCAGAGAGTCTACCCTCTTGATAAGATCGTGGCTGGAGTTATAGACGGATCCAGCGGCAACATTGTTGACTGTAGAAGAGGCAGAGTAGAACTTACTTGCGTTTCTGTTGATAATCTCAATGGAGCCACCTTCCTCAATACGGAAGTTGTGGAGTTCCATGTTACCTAGATCACCGAAGCTTCCTACCTCAACTAAAACAGGAAAGCGTACTACCTTAGGGATAGCAGCGATGGCTGAACTAACATCAGTAAAGAGCGTGCTCTCAGCTAGGAGTTGGGCCTGTCCTTCCACGGTGTTACCAGCATCAGCAGATACGGTAAGGGCCATGCCTGGAACAGAGGAAGTTGGGAATCCAAGCTGCTCCCATGCTTCATAAGTTCTTTCCTCTAGGTCGTACAGAGGTAGGTTGTCCTGCTCCCAGTTGTAGAAGGAGGATGTATCGAACTTACTAACGTATGGAGTCCATGCGTTCCAGAGCTTTGTGCTACCGCTAGCTGCGTATTGATCTTCTCTTTTGAATGCCATGATTAGAAGTTAATGGTCCAGCGAAATATAATAGAAAAATCACTTGTCTTAAAGATTTTACTGAAGGTTCGATAAGCAACTAGTAGAGCAGAAACCTTGGCTGCCCCAGATGGGTTATTGGTGAAGAGTCCTACTTCGCTGATAGGTGCATCAATGCCTGCTCTCTGCAATCCATTACAAGCTTCCTCATCTATAACCAAGGTGTACCTGACAGAGCTATCTCCAATTCTGGTAATCTTGCTAGCTGGGATGATGGCAAACGTTTGATCTGTTACGGCTGCTCCATTAACTAGTTGGTTGTCCAACCCCACTAGGAGGTTACTTCCCGTCCCGTACTCATCAATAGAGGTAAGGGAACCGGATAGTTGGTTGATAGAGCTTACTACTCCACCAGCAGGGGGACCGGAAACACCTACTTGGAATCTTCCAATTTGGTGGTCGAGTACAAACTCTGATCCAGATGCGGTAAAGAGATAACTTAGGCTTTCTCCCATACCGGAAACAATAATGTTGCTATCATCGAGAACTACCTCTTCCTCTCCATTAGCATAACGCTTGGAGATCTTGAGGTGTCCTGTGATGCCTTTGTCTTCGATGAAATTCATTTTAGCTGAATCGTATGTTCCACTTGATAGTTAGGTTGTTGCCACTTCCGTAGCTCTTGAATCCTTCTGCCGTACCGTCGTCCTCGTATGAGGTGAGATCTACTGTGAATCCCTTGCGAGCAAAGAGTCTATACTTCCTAGGATTATTTAGTACACTGAACGAATAAGGGGGAGTATTACCATTGAGAAGAGTGGCTTCGTTATCGATAGTCCACAGCCCAATGTGGTAAATTCCTCCGTACATATTGGCTAGCTGCATATCACCTGGGCCTAGCTGCACTTCGTACTGTACTCCAATGCTTCCATCCCCATCGATAGCTGTGCTAATCAGCCCTAGTTGAGAGTTGTTCTCATCATACTTGTGAGTGACAAACCCAGAGACATCCATACTACTAACTCCAGCAGCATTAAATGTACCACTGGGGGTAAAGATTCCTATTAGTGTAGGGGAAGCTGGAGTTCCTGAGAGGTATCCATAAACAGCATATTCGGATCCGGTGTCGTCTGGGAAGCCTCCCATAACGGACCCTACTACATATGCCGATGTGGTATTTGAGAAAACGGTTCCTGCACAGATGGAGCTAGCAATATCAGCATTAAGGAAGTTAACGTGCTGTCCATTACCGGGGAAGACAGAGCTAACACTAATTCCTGAGATCTCAGCAGCAACACTAGTAGTCCTCATTTCTAGTCTGGTGCTTTCAGGACTAGGCTCCTCTGGCAATCCAGCCCTGGGGACGTAGGAACTTGTGGTAGTATCAAAAGGGAACCTAACGATACTTGTTCCTGCATTGATGTGGGTAGAGGGTACAATGACTCCATACAATCCCGTATCGTCTAAGGCGTGAGCGTTATCTTGGAAGGCTTCTGAGCCTGTACCAAAAGAGATAGCTTGGACATAGTAGTTGGACGTATCCAGTAGAGACGATGTAGCCAGATCTGCAATCCCAGAAAGGGAAGGGCTAACGGTCATCATGTCAGCAATAGTCTTACCAGCACCGTTTACGATTAGGTTGGTTTCCTTGGCAATGAGCTTGTCTCCCATCCATACTTCTACTTCACCTCTCATTAGTTATCGAACTCCAGTGATTCATATGTTTGGTTGTCTGTCCCATACTTGGAGAAGATAGTCCACTCAGGGAAGAGACGATAGTTAAGTCTACTACCTCCAGACTGCTCCATGATATCAGCCGTAATAGCTGCATCTCTTGAGGCTAGAGTAGTTGCATAGATTCCAGTACCTTGTCCCATTAGTGCATTATAGAACTTAAGTACCTGTCGTAGCTCCTCTTTCGTGAGATAAAGTTTATCTTCCGCAACAAATCTGCGTAGGGGTGTACCATTAGTCTCAATACCATGACCCGTACCAATAGCAGCCCAATCTCTCAGGGTACTATCTGTTAGCTGAACCTCGTCAATCAGGAGGTACTTGCTGCTGTTATCGTTGGGTACAAAGAAGACCTCAACGATGTAGTTTGTAGGAGTGAACTCCTGTAGGTGAACTAGATCCTTGTTCTTGTAATACTTTTCCGGTACAGGGATGATATCCAAGTACTCGAAGTTGTTGTGGATGGTGTAGTTCCTTGTGTCGAAGTCTACCGTGAAGTCCTCGAAGTACTCCTCTCTAACCTCAGATAGCTTGACGTTATTGATTGGATTAGGAGAGAGTAGGTCATGCAGGCACTTACTTCCTTCTGCTGGAGAGGAGATGGGGAAGGTCTTGATGTGGGCTAGCTGGTTTAGCACCAGGGCCGTATCTAATGCGCTCTCTTCGTGAAGAACCCACTTGTTACTAGGAGTCCAAGACCACATTAGGTTAGAGGTTGGCTCTAGAGTATCTGTATGGATCCATACCCCTACGCTGCCTCCTCCTAGCTCGTTACGAATCTCATCTCCAACTAGGGATCTAATGTTTAGAGAAAACTTATGATCCTTAATGAGGTGGTTGATTCTGTCTCCATAGGCACTTAGATCGAAACGGATTCTAGCTAGCCCCTGGGTGGACTTAGATTTAATGACGGTGTTCTCAATTAGGTAGTTCTCCCCTCCTTGAGTCCTGAAGCTTTTGTCTGCCTTGAAGACTCTGAACTCGCTACCTTCAGGAATTCCTGAGGGCTGTACAAACTCTACTCCACTAAGGATGTGGGGGTTTCTGAACTCAGCAGAGAAGGCGCTGCCCTCTATGAACTTACCTGTGACTGGTACTACCATATCCCCAGCGTCACTAGCAATGAACGCACCAGTGGAACTAGTTACAATTGAGGTTGAGTCTGCGAAACTAGAAGCAATGAATGTAGTTCCTGCTGATCCAGCTAGAGCAAAATCACAATTGTACAGACCCTTGCCGAATACATGGCCGAAGATGTTAGCGGTCTTAGCCATATCAGCTACGCTAAGAGTGTGTCTACCTAGGTGTCTATAGTAGTCTCGATGTAGCTTGTGCAGTCCTGATTGGAAACTGAAGTTAATGTAGTCGTCGTAGGAGTTGATGACTAGACCACTTGCAATAGCCTGGTTAGCATAGCTTTGGATGTTGTCTTTCCAGTACCCGTCAAGATCAAAGCTTGAGCTATCTACTTTGATAGCCTCAGCAGCATGGTCTCTGGCTTTCTGCTCGAATAGGCTGTGGGCCACTAGGTACACGGGGGGGGTTTGGCACCTGTCAACGTACTGCGTGGCCGAGGCTGAAAGCTCAGGGATTTTAGAATTGTTATTCAGGGCTACAGAGCTTAACCCTCTGTAGGGGAAGGTAGTAGAGGTGTCAATCCCAGAGAAGGTTCTGGTGGAAGCAAGCCCCTCGCAGAAGTGCCAGATTCCGGTTGGCTCTACAGGATCCGCTACTGGGTGGAACTTTCCTGCTGATGCAACATACCCTAGAGTAAGTTCTCCAATCCCACTAACGTAGGAATGCTCTGCCGTAGAAGCGTCCCAGGAGGTAGGACCATTGAACCCTGTTCTATCGTAGTACCCTTCCTTGGGAAGAGTGAACCTGTAGTTCCTTCTACGCAATGCCTTCCTATTCACTAGAGTATTAAGGTTCTCAGTAGAAGCAGGAAGATCGAAAGCAAAGGTATCGGCAATATTATCTACCATATTCCTCTTGAAAGTGTTGAGTCCACCTCTACCACTCTCCCAATCTAGATCCCCCTGGTCTCCACCCCCCGCAAGGATCCTCATCTTAGCGGAGCTAGATTCAAAGTTGGCTAGAACCGTTCCCTCTCCTAAGGCCCCACGATCATCGTCATGATTTATCCCCAGATAATCCCAATCAACTCCAGAGTAATCATAAGCAAACTCTTCAGCACTGGCATTGAGGTTGGTGCGTACAATAGCGTGGCCTGGTGCAAACTCCTTTCCTACCCTAGCAGCCTCATAAAGAGCGTACCTAGAGTCTCCTTCGAAAGTGGTCTTAGCAAAATCGAAATCAGTGTTATCGAAATCAATGAAGAGGTGTGAGGACTTGCCATTCCATAGGTTGAGAAGATTTTTCTCGTAGTTGGAATGACTAAGCATTACTGAGTCGTAGTTAGGAGCTACCTGACAAGAGCTAAACAGGAGTAGGAACTCATTAAGACTACCTAGGTTAGTGTCTGAGGTTACTCCCTCATCCACAATGAAGGTGCCTACTTGGTCAGCGAAAGCTTCTCTTACTCCGAAGCACTTAAGCTTCTCTACTAGAGCCTCGACTAGATCTGCTGTGACAGAGGAATCCCTGAAGTACTTTACTTCTTCGAATGGAGGTACTGGATAATTGAGGTGTCCTCTGTAGTTGAAGACAAAGTTCATGTCGCCAGTAGCGGAAAGATAGATTGGTCTATTACCTGCTCCTGGGTGATTCAATCCAGCCATGTAGACCCCATAGCCTAGAGGGCCATAGGTTAGAGCAGCGTCAAACTGATCCTCCTCATCAAAGACTTTAGCATCTTGCTTGTATGCTTGGAAACCCTTATCTGTGGGCTTGTGAAGGTGGAAGGGCAACATCCCATCCTCCCCTAGTATAGTGTACAAGTCCTCTGTGCATCCGAACTTGTCTAGGGTGTAGAACCTTGGTGGATCCCACTTCTTGTTATTGAAGATGAAGTTTTCGGGAAATAGTTTGTATAGGTCTAGGAGGATAAAATCAGTGACGAGCTTTAGGTTCTCTTCCAGAGAGCTTGTACTGTACCTCTCCATCCCCGCTATCTGTGCCTTATCTTTAGTCCAAGTCTCTAGGTTCTGGAAGTACTCGGACTCAGTTCCTAGAGCGTACCAGATTAAGAAGGGGATGTAGGACTCCCACAACTCTTGTACCTGTCCCGATACATCGAAGACTGAATCTACGATGAGTGTATTAATGGCTGTCTGTACTGCGGCTAGCGTACCAGACTTCTTGTAGATATCTACTGCGTTACGAAGCTGATGTCTCCACTTAGCAGGGGACTCTCCTCTAAGCCTCCAGCCAATGAGTTCAGCGATGTACTCTAAGTGCTCATCCTTTACTTGGTTGATGTCATAAATCAAACCAATGTTCTCGACAGCATCAGTATAGTCTGCCATACCGAGAGCCATCATAGTTTGGAACTTCTGTAGTGGACCCTTGTTTACCGTATCCTCTAGAGTAGTTTGAGCATCAATGTAGTCTTGGAATGCAGTCTTTACTCTGAAGTCTGTCTTATCCATATGCAGTTTAGAGTAAACTGCATCTACAAAGCTGAGGAGATTACTTAGCTTTTGAGTTCCACTGAGGTAGGTGTGTAGCCTATCTGAGGTTGCTGAAACATAGGACTCAGGAATCAGAGCACTGTCTTCGAAGAAGGAGCATACGTCATAGTTCCTCCAAATGTGTTCTGTGAATCCTCGTACTCCATCAGCAGTCTCTAGGGTGTCTCCCGTGTACAGACGAGTTAGAGAAGACGTTACATAGCCAGAGGGCTCCCAGGCCAAGCTGCCATTAGCTGAAGTGTTTAGGAAGTAGAACCAACCCAAGACATCAGCTAGGTACTCATGTACGCTACTGGCTCCCAGGGAATCATTAGTTAGACTGGATAGGGTACTGAAGTTAGCTTCAAGGACTGAGTTATCTGTGGGTGTGGGGACTACGATAGAGGGGAGAAGAGTACCCGATAGGTAGCTTTGGAACTCTGCGCTAGTATCGAAGTTGGATAGAGTCTGCCCTAGAGGAATCAGAATCTTGGTTTCGAATTGGAAGGGGTTGAGGTTCGTTAGCTTGTTCTGCTTGACGAAGTACTGTGAGATACCTTCCAAGGTATTGATTGCTGAAACCTGTGTCCCTATAACAGAGGACATAGGCAGGACAGTACTAATGCTATTAGCTGCCTGCACATGAGCGTTGATGATGTTAGAGAATGGATTAGTCTCCACTCCACTCAGAGCTAGGTCTTCAGTCTTGTATACCTCTGGGGTAATAAGCTGTAAGAGTTCTACGAAGTTGGTCCTCGTATACGTTCTTGGAGATGGAGTGTATTCTTCAGACATTAGGAGAGAAGCTCTACGTTAATTGTAAGGTTGTTTAGTTGGATGATCTCATTGAAGTCTACTAGTACGTCCTGATCTAGGTTGTTTAGAGTAGAGTAACGAACAGCGTCTACCTCAAAGATCTTCCTGTTGATATCGGATACTTCTAGTGCTTGGCCGAAGCTTCTGTTATCAGCACCCATGTAATTAAGGATCTTCTCTCTAACCTTGGAGATGATCTCGTTCTGGTGAGGTTTCTGCTCCTCGTCAATCTTAATGGTAGTGACCAGATCGATTGTTCTAATCAGTCCATCTACAATGACAACTTCATCAGTAGCCATCTTCTTAGAGCTAATAGCTTCTAGCAAATTAGTTTTAAAGTTGGGAGTAGCCTTCTGTAGCTGTAGATCAGAAGCCTTCTCTAGCACATAGATGTCGATGGTATTAGCGGAAGCGTAAGCTCGTCTTGTAGCTGCTCTAGCCTTGCCAACGGTTCCCCAATTGCTAATGAATGTGTTTGCGAAGACTGAGTAGTCTTGAAGAGTAACTAGTCGGTCCTGTCTACGGAAGGTAAGGGGCGCATACTTCTTAGCGTTCTGAATTGATTCCGCATTGGCTCCTCCCACGGCAGGAGTAACGTTAGTCAGGGTAGCGGTAATGCCTACCCCAGCGTTAATCTCGATAGCAGTATTAATAGACTCCTTTAGAAGGTTACCTCTAGATCCACCCCCAATCCTGTAAGTAACTAGGTAAGAGGCTGAGTCATCTGGGGAGATACCAGTGGTGCCGTCACCGAAGACTACGGTGGCTCCGAAATCATCATCGTATACGATCTCGAAGATCTTATCTGATATGCCTGAAGCAAAGTAGAGATTATCTACTTCATGAAAGGCTCCGTTTACAGTAGCCTCGCTTGAGTCGATAAAGACTTGTACGCTGCCCTCGATAACAGGAGCAGTAGTTAGTTGAATAGTTCTAACCCCTTCGGTAGCAGCAAAATCACCTGAGTCGGTTACTAAAGCACCCTCTTGGATAGCCAGATCAGTATAGAGCCTTCCATTTGTAGTGATCTCTAGATCAGCGTTAGCGTTGGTGTCTAGATCAGTAACCAGTCCGTTCTCTACCTGATAGAGTGTGTAGCTTACTTGGCCCCCATCTTCAGGAGAAGTAACTGTGATGACCCTATTTTCTTGAGAGATAGTCCAAGTTCCTCCCCCTGGAGTTTGGCTAAGAGAAACCTCGACATCAGCAGCAGCCGATAGTGGCCCCCTCATGCGTACACCAATTAGCTCTAGGAGTTTCTTGACGCTAGAACGCTGGTTAGCTGTGGAGAGGAAGTTTTCGTTGGCTAGCATATCCGCTTTGAGGGACATGACAGAACCCATGTAGGCAATCATCTCTAGGAACATTAGACCTAGATCAGACTCAACAAAGTACTGGTACTCTAGTGGGTATACCGCTTTAGCATACTGGATGAGGGAGTCCCTTAGGGAGACGAAATCCGTTGCAGCAAAGTTGATTAACGAAGGTCTCTTGTTGACAGGGATCTCTGCCAGCTTCATGTAGTCTGAGGATAGTGTTCCTGATAGGTTCATTAGGAGATAAGTACGGGTACGTCAAAGACTGCTAGATCCTCTTCGATGATTTGGAGGGTGAGCGTGACCAGAAGAGAGTTGCCTCCAGATGGTCCTGTGTCCCCTAAGGGGGTTACCCCTAGCTTGATTAGTCTAGCACCTACGATGTAGTTATAGAAAGAGAATCTGATCTCTTCCTTGATAGCTTCGAAGGTAGTTTCGTCTAGTGGTTGGAAAAGGAACTTACGGAGGTTACATCCAAACTTAGGGAGTAGGATACGTTCTCCTCTATCTGTCCTAAGTAGCTGAATAACAGCATCCTTAATAAGCTCTACTCCTGTCTTCTTCGTGAAGAAGCCACCAGACTCTCTATTAGAGCCTAGGGGAAAACCCAGCCCGTAAGTAACCTTTTTCTTACTGGTTGGGGTCTTCTCGATGAAGGAGGGAACAGTAGTCCCATAGATCGTTACTGTATTGTTAGCAGCCATTAGGTAATAATCTGTTTGAAGAAGCCTTGTTGTGCTTCGTAGTTGGTCAGAACCTCTCTACTATCTAGGGCTCTAGAGTAAAATTTGAGACTCCCAACGTGTCCACGGAGTCCACTGATTACTCCTCCTGTAGATCCTCCTCCCATGAAGTTTCCGTACTGGTACATACCGTCTGTCCAACCTCCACCTACAAGCCAGGGAGTGTAGAAGGGATTGAGCTTAGGCCCAGTCTTAACCGTAAGAGGCCCATCTACTGTCGATAAGGAATACTCAAAGCTGTTAGGCTTCTTAAAGGAGGGTAGGCTGGGTGGAGCATACTTAGCTTCTCCGAAGACGGTTGTGAGCGCGGACGTAGCTAGCACCTGTCCATCGATGTACATTACCACCTCGTCCTCTTGGGGGTTTACTGCAATGGCTAGGTGTACGAAGTTCGAATCCACGCTCCCTAAACTATGGTTGGAGGAGAGGTCTACCTTCATCTTGAAGAACGAGGCAAAGTCCTGACACTCATCATTGTTGATCCAAGACAGGGAGGAGGAGTCTCTAGCTTGCGTAGGGGCTAGGAAGAAACTGAGCGAAGAGGAGGTGAGGTTATCCCCATTAGAGTTACTAGCAGTAGAGGAAGTTTGTGTGATTCTTCTGTCTCTAGAGAAACCACAAATCAAGCCTCTAGTATAATCAGTACCTTTCTTGTTCTCTAGGAAGTCTAGGCCCCTAAGGGTAGCCGTATGATCTATAGCGGAAACGCCAGAGGTATTACCAGTGTTCTCACACCCGAAGAGTACCTTGGTTAGAGAAGAGGTGCTGGTACTAAGCCAGCCCAGTTCCTCGTCCTTGATATTGGGTACATGGACCCAGCAGTCTACTGTGAATCCCTTGTGGTTGTATGTTAGATCCCTGTACTCAGGGTTGTCTGGTAATCTTAGGAAGCTACCTAGGGCAGAAGCTCCTGCTGAATCTGAGGACTTGTTCTTTACTACACCCTCTAGGTAAGGGATAGCTAGTCCTGAGAAGAAGATGCTTTGCTGGTTAGTGCCTACTAGTTGAGCGTTGTTGTATACTCCCTGGGTGGCACAGTTAGTGGTATGGAAATCTGTTGAGGAGGGAAGACTCAGGGTGGTATCCAGGAAGTTGTAGATAGCAAATAAGTCTTCGTCCACAATCTGATCTGTTAGAGATAGGACTGTGCCTGAAGGCGTAGCTCCACCAGAGGGAGTATAGATGATACTTCCCTTACCAACAGTAGGCACGCTAAGATGAGCAAACCCAATTGAGGGAGACTTGGAAGAAGACTTAACGAACTTAGGATCAATAGGTAGGACCATTCCATCCACCTCACCCTCAGCAAAGACTAGGGCCTTCTGCTTCTCCAGATCGACTTGGAGGTTGTACTTCTCTAGGAAGGAGAAATCGTTAATAGGGATCTCGCCAGGTGCGAACATAGGCCCGTCACCATCCCCGTAGATCTGTGGAGCTTTGAGGGCTACCTCGATCTGCTTCTTACGTCTGTTGATCTTGTGATTGTGGTTGGCAATCTCAGAGATGATTAGGTTGCGTTGATTCTTAACGATGGAGGAACCTTCCCCGTACTCGGTGATGAACCCTTGTAGGTCTCCTGATAGATCGTAAACGTGCTTATCCCTTTGCTGCTTAATAACAGAAAGGAAGTGGTCAGCATCGTAGTACATCTTGAGGCCCTTGCTGTCATCAATGATTGCAGTATCGAAGATGTTATCCGTGAACTTGTTGAGGGAGGCAATAGAGATAGTAGTACCCTTGCCGCCTAGGTTTGGATCGTAGTCGTACTTCCACTTATCACCAGGGGCAATGATTCCAGAAATACTTAGGTAGATGGGATCTAGGCCACCAGATTGTGAGTCGTAGTATAGACCATCTGAGGTCAGAACATACTGTCCTTCCTTTGTGACAGGTGGACCGTAGGTTAGACGGAATACATCTTCTTCCTCCAGGCCAGGGTCATCGACTGGGCATCTCTTGAACGTTGTGCTACCTAGGAACTGGTCTAGCTCTGCGCTGTCTAGGAGACAAGGCTCCAAGGTATCGTCTGCTGCTCTCTGAGCTAGGATGGTATCTATCCTAAGGATCTGATTATTGCAATCGTCAATAAACTCGTTGGTAGTCTCTAGTGCTGCTTTCTCCGCAGCAAACTTAGTATCTAGAAGATCCTCAGCCTGTTGCTGGGTGAGAGCTAACTTCTGTTCAGCAGAATTGCCAGGCTGATAAGCCTTAACGTCTTTGATCTTGTTCAGGCAATCAATAGCAGCATCAATCTCGTTAGTGATGTTGGTATAGTTCTGATAGATCTGTGCTCCGAAAGAGGAGGCAAACTGTAATGCTCCTAGGATGCCAGCTAGGTTTTGGAATCCCTGTAGTCCATCGTTATCAGTGGTGGAGAAGGGAGACTTGAAGATGAAGATGCCCTGGTCAGTATCAAACTCAATGATACCTGTATCCAGCATGAGCTTCTTGAACACCTCTCTAGTAGCGTTGTTGGCTAGGGACTTAGCAGAGATAATATTAGCTCTGACATCTGCTAGTACGCTAGAGGGGAGAATGTTTAGGATCTGCTGTCCTAGGAATAGAGCGCAACTGGGTAATCCAAAGGCCATACCAGCAGCGCCGAAAGCTGTTACTCCTGTTTCCCCTTGTACTTTGAGGAAGGTTTCTAGATCAAATGATGCCATGTTAGAATGTGGTTACTCCTTGGGGTCCGTAGTGATTAGTGTCCTCACCGTTGCCTGGGTTTGGAGGAGAGGATGCCCCAGAGTTTAGGTTGATTAGAGAACCGTCTGCATTGACGTTTCCTCCTGCTTGGATACTTACGTTACCACCAGCACCAAGGTTGATATCCCCAGCAGCCTGTAGGTCGATGGTGTTAGCGTCTACTCCTAGTTTGTCGGCTGTAATCTCTACCTTAGTAGCTATCAAACGAATAGTGCCGTTACCATTAGTCTTCAGTTGGATGATCTCACTAGAGCCATTGGGGTTTAGGCACTCGATAAAGATACGTCCAATGCCTGATTTAGTGAATAGATTAACGTCTCTGTTCTTGCTCTGTAGGTTGACGTTACCGTAGGCTTCAGGATTAGCAACACCTTTGTTACTACCTGTAGAGTTGTTAATTAGCTGAAGGTCTCTACCATCCTGCACTACCATGTTAGTAGCAGAGTTTAGATTGATATACGTTTGTGGTCCTACCGTATTGATCTCAACAGCCTGGGCAGGGAGGGCTTTGGACTTAGGATCTCCAGTGACAGAGATTCTACTGCCTCTATTTGAGTCGATGATGATTGAATCAATCTCCGAGCTATCACTGACCAATACCTTCTTACCTTGTCCAGAGAATAGTTTGGAATGGACTACGTTACTCTTCTGTCCGAGAGTCTGTGCTAGCTCAAGGCCACAGCCTAGCTCATTCTGGATGAGGAGATCGTTGTCTCGTCCTGACCCACCTCTCTTCTCGTTACCCCTATCAGAAGCAATAGCATTAGGACGCTCGAACTCATGTAAGGTCTCCGTTGCTGTATTGGCATTGGTAAGGAACTCCTTCCCTGTAGTTGCTAGATAGAACCATTCGTCTGTGTTCTCTGGTTGACAGACTAAGATAGACGTACCCTTGATAGGAGCGGGGGCCTTAACCGTACCCTCAGAACCAGAGCTATACAGGTTAGTCATGTTGATGAGCTTATCGGAATCTCCAATACCCTCAATCTTTGCATAGATCTTCCCTTCCCTTTCGGGATCAAAGTTCTCTCTAACTTCTGCTAACGCGATTCTCATGAGGTTAATTCTAGTGATTCTGAGTCGTCTAGCTTGATAGCAGGATCCATAACGATCTTAACTAGCTCGAACGTAGACTTGATTGTGGTGTTTGAGATCTCATGGGAGAACCCGAAGATCTTGTAGTAGCCTGTTAGGAACGCATTGATAGCAGACCTCTCGGGGGGAACCGACTGAAGGATATCTTGGTCCTGTGCGAACAAGACGATGTTCTTCGTAAGGGTATTTATGTTACTCAGGTGGAACATAGGTAAAGTCTCCACGGAGACAGTGTATGCCATATTATACATTTGCTCTGCCAGATCACTAATGATGTTCACTGGGTTTCCAGGTAATAGCTGATCTACCTTCAAGATAGGATTGCCTGGGAGCTTTAGGATTCCCTCGTAGAGTGCGTAAGCGTGGGCTGCCTGCTCCTCTGCGTCTGCTAAAGTGAACTCCGAATGTGCTTTGAACTTGTTGGACAATTCCTTAAGAATGATCCCTTTATTATCTCCTGCCCCTAATGAAAGGTTCCTTTTTCTAATGTAGGCAATGATGGCATCAGTGTTATAGAATTCAAAGTCTGTGTACTTGGTCTGCATCACTCCTGCTAATGAGGCTGATGCTCTACGGCTGTTCTCCTTCTGAATACCCATCGTAAGCTGTGCTAGGTATACATCAGCAGTCTTGTTAGACAGAGAGAGGACATTAGGGTTGGTAGTGTTATATCGTAGGACGGGGATCTGTCTTTCCCTGATCTCCTGTTTAGCTTCTTCCGAGAAGCTTGCGTCAGTGTAGGAGAACTCATCAGGGATGTAGGAAATATCTCCGAAGTCCCCCTTAGTGTTGATAGGTTTGAAGACTACACTCCTAACCCTCTCGTTGTATCCCTTATCAGAAAGGATGACGTTATCGTAGGGGTGGATTGGGTAGGTGGACACCTCACCACCCTCGGACAAGGCTTCGCTGCCGTACAGGTAATCCTTAATCATACCCAGGTCGCCAATGATGATAGCTGGCTTGTCTGGGTCCAGGGTATTCTCATGGCCTCCGAATAGGGTGATTCCATCAAACTGCTCCTCTGACCATAGCTCTACTAGCTGAGTATTGGTCTCATAGAAGTACGAGAAATCAGAGAAGTGCTCCCCCTTAGAGGCACCTCGAATAGCATCAATGATACTCTTGAGTGCTACCTTGTAATCAGGGAAGCCACCTGTACGAGTAACTGTCTTAGTGAAGAAGAAGTCTCTCTCCGCAAAAAACTTAGTGAGTCTATCACGGAAGCTCGCTGTGTCCGTTGTTTCTTCCAAGAACTGCTTAGTTGGAGGGTCAAAGTTTCTCTGCTCCCCCATAGGATCCTTCAGCATGGAGTCCAGGGTAAGAGAGAATAGGGAGGCAACAGCCTCAGCCTTACTCTTAAGATTCTTCTTATCGTCACCCAAGGAGTACAGGGTCTTCCTATCATCCAGGGTAGCACTATTAGTTGTGCCAGCAGAACTGCTAGGAGGGGTCTTGTCTATGATTGCTAGGTTAAGCTCCTCAGTTAGGGCAGTATAGCAAATCTTGTTTAGGTCTGGAAGGAGGACGATGACGTTCTCGTTAGAAGTAGCGTTCCTTACTAGAGACCTAATAGTATCACATACAGGGAGGTGAATGTCAAAAGCATTACCAGCCGCTTCAGTAGGGACACCGTAAGCTGATTTAGTAAAAGCCTGTTCATGTTCTTTTCCATATTGTTTTTTACTTGAGTCTAGAAAGTTGATGTTAGAAGACCTAGCATTCACCTCAATGGTCATGCCTTGTAGGTCGATGGTGTTCTCTAGACTCTCGTTGTACAGTCCTCGTCTGCTACCAATAGAGAGATGATTGTTTGTAGCTACAAACTCTAGAGTAATTTTTCTAGCCCCATCCATGTTGATCGAAGCTCCCTTTAGGATAGCAACATGAGGCCCTGACCATAGATCAAGGTTACTCCCTACCCCGTATGCAATGAAGATCTTCTTTATACCCGTAGCTTGGTTGAATCTCTTAGAGTACTCTCCAATCTTGGTCTGAAGATCATTCTCTGTAAGCTTCGCCTTCTGCCCATCCAGCAAGGATGTGGTTAGGGGGCTCTTCCTCTCTCCTCCAAAGGAGGTATCGTTAGGGAGGATAGTTGTTAGGTCTGCTGTAAGGTATCTCTTCTCAAACTCACCTGTAGGGTCGATGATGTCTAGAGAAAAGATACTGCCCTCGGATAGGAGGGTGTGCTTGAAGCTCAGAAAGTTAGGATTGTTCTGCTTGTTGAATAGTAGGACATCCTTGTTGATCTTCTGGGCGGTAACTCCATCAGGTGTAGACTCAGTTACAGTAGTATCCGTAATGCCCTTAAGCAAGTTGCTGTAAGTTGCTCCTGTGGCGAACAACTCATTCATGACCTCTCTATCGAAGCCTACTACAACATTTGCTGTGGGGATTTTCATTACTTCAGTCTAGGAATAAGGATCTTCTCGTTCACCTTGAAGCCCTCAAAGGGATCTGTGATACTATTGACTAACATCAAGAGCCACCAGTTCTTAGGGCTTCCGTAGAATACATTGGAAATCAAATCAGGTCGGTGAGCATAGCCCTGTGGGACATAGCCTACCTCGTAGTCGTACTTGTTCTCCAAGTCTGCTAGAATCTTATCATAGATGGGGGAGTTAACGATTGTAGTAACTCTAGCCCCTTTATGGGTAACGATATTGGCATCAATAGCGTAAGGCCCCTTGTTTTTGCCTAGAGCAGCCATTATTTCTCACCGTATCCTGGATCCATAGTGAGAGGCTTGCTCAGTACGCTCTCCCATCCTGCTAGATTGTCCTTTGCGATGATATCGTTCTGATTGAACTCACCAAAATCACCTGTTCTGGTCTCTTCAAGCTTCATGGAGACGTTAAACCTTCTGGGTAGGAGTGTTTGGAGGTCGTACCCTGCAATCTCGTCTGCCTCTAGAGTATAGCTCATACAGATACAGGGAATATCCTGATACATGATTCCATGTCTGAGTCTGATGATGGGTGGTCCGTATAGAGGGTTCTTAGAGTTGTTTATTACGCTAGAACGAATGATATTAGACCAGTAAACGATCAGATCGATAATTTTCATCTTGTGGATGAAGCCATCGGAGTAGGCTGCGTTAGGAGCAGCGTTCTGTGGGTTGGTAGCCGTGTTAGTAGCCTTTTGACCCCCACCCTGTTGAGCAGCGGGGTAG